GAACGTCGCCCGGTCGCCAGCCTGATCCCATACGCGCGCAACGCCCGAACCCACTCAGCCGAACAGGTTGCGCAGATCGCCTCCGCCATTCGGGAATGGGGGTGGACCGTGCCGTGCCTGATCGATGAGGCGGGTGGCTTGATTGCCGGGCATGGTCGTATCCTAGCGGCGCGCAAACTCGGCATCACCGAGGTCCCGGTCGTGGTGGCGCGCGGATGGACCGAGGCGCAGAAGAGATCCTACGTGATCGCCGACAACAAGCTCGCCATGAATGCCGGTTGGGACGATGAGTTGCTTAGGGTTGAATTGAACGACCTTACGGCGGACGACCTGAATCTTTCATTGACCGGATTTTCAAACCTAGAATTGCGTGATATTGTATTCCCGGTCGACAAGAAAGAAAAGAACGGAAAGGGCGGCTTGAGTGATGGACTGGTCTATCAGGTAATAGTGGAATGCGACGACGAGAATCAACAGGCCGAAATACTTGAGGAATTCAAAGGCCGTGGCATCCAATGCAAACCGTTGATCCTGTGAGGTAGTACGATGCCTCATATTGACTTGACGGTCGAGACTGCGATCAGCGATAGCGTTCGCGTCGCCCAGGTTTCTAGCATGTTCGATGTGCCGGCGCAGAAGAAAGCGCACCTCGAATGGCATGGCGAACTGCCGATTGAGGACCGGGACTGGAATGTCGGCTTGATCGTCGGCCCGTCCGGCTCCGGCAAGAGCACGATCTTGCGTGAGGTGTTCGGCGAGCCGGTGGTATTTGACTGGCGTGGTGCTTCGGTCATCGATGATTTCGACAAGCAACACACCGTCGGCGACGTGGCGGCGATCTGTCAGGCGGTGGGGTTCAACACTATCCCAGCATGGTTGCGGCCCTACACGGTGCTTTCGACCGGCGAGAAGTTCCGGGTCGACCTGGCGCGGCGACTGCTGGAGGGCGGCGACCTGGTGGCGTGCGACGAGTTCACCTCGGTGGTGGACCGGCAGGTGGCGCATATCGGCGCGCATGCGGTGCAGAAATTCATCAGGCGCGCTGGTCGACGGTTCGTAGCGGCGACGTGCCACTTTGATCTGGAGGATTGGTTGCAGCCGGATTGGGTTCTGGAACCTGCAACCATGGCCTTCAGATGGAGGTCGGTTCAACGACGACCAGGAGTCGAATGCGCCATCCATCGCGCGCCATACAGTTCATGGGAGCAATTCGCTCGTTTTCACTATCTGACGGCGGACCTGCATCGGGCTGCGCGTTGTTACGTTCTGACGATCGGCGGTCTCCCGGCGGCGTTTGCTGCCGTCATGTATCGTCCGCACCCGAAGGTGGCGGACATCTACGGCATGTCCCGACTGGTGACGCTGCCGGATTATCAGGGGCTCGGCCTGGCCTTTGCGTTGTGCGACCGCGTGGCGGCGGCATACAAGGCGCTGGGGCGGCGATATCATGCCTACCCAGCCCATCCATCGCTGATCCGGTCATTCGATCGGTCGCCGGTTTGGGCGCTGGAGAAGCGGCCGGGGATGTCTGGAAACAATACGGCCAATCGAGCCGGTGGCCGTCATCCTCGCATGGCCATGGGAGAATTTGGCGGTCGTCCTTGCGCGGTGTTCTCTTACTGCGGGCCGGCTATGCCGCGCGAGGATGCTGAACGATTGATCGGAGCGTGATCCCGATCACGGCGCAGGGGGTGCCTGCACCGTAGATGTCCGCCGCCGGTCCCGTCGCTGGCCGCACGTCGAACGACACGACGCGACCCAGGAGGCGGGCCCGGGTGTACCCGAGGGACAGGATGACCTCCTGTCCGATTGCACAGGTCCGCTCGTTCCAACGCGCGTCGTGGCGTCGCCATTCCTCGGTCTTGATCCCGGCCGCGAATGCGTCGAACCATTCGCGGCGCAGGGGAATGAACAGGGGCTTCATGCGGCCTCGGCCATCGGACAGGGGGAGCATTCGACCTCGAATGCAGTCATGTCGCAATGGCGCCGCTCCAAGGACGGCACGCGGATAATGCGGTATGCGATAGCCACGCCATCAAGTGTTCGGACATTCTCGATTTTGCTTTTGAACGATATCTGTGCCATCACGTTTCTCCTGTTCATGCCGATATAGTAACGGCGCCGGGCAGGAAGCCAAGAGAAAAGCCGCTAATTATCTTGCGTTGCCAGCGGGTTAGCGCAAGATTGTTGGCGGATGTTCCATACCATGCGGTGCGTGCCGGTCTATGTGGCGAGGATGCCAAATGGCGGCGAGTCTCATAGCATGAGACACCGAAGTAATCGTAGGGGGCGTGATCATGGCCGCAGATACCGCGTCCACGACATCTGAGGCTGGACAGTCTCCAGCCTCCGTCGTGGTCCGGGGCGTCGTCAAGGCGCCGATCATGGCGGCGATCGTCGGTCTCACCGAGCAGCGCCTGCGCCAACTCGTTGCTGAGGGCCTGCCAAAATCAGGTCGGGACGGCTATCCTCTGGCGGCGGCGGTTCAGTGGATCATCGCCTACTGGAAAAAGCGGGCCGTAGCCTCGCCGCTCACTGAGGCCAGGCGCCGCAAGATCGAGGCCGACGCCTCGAATTCAGAACTTGTGCTGGCGCGGCGTCGCGAACAGTTTGTGGATACCGACACGGTCGTCAGAGTCTACGGCGAGGAATGTTCGCGGTTACGGACTCGGATGCTAGTGTTGCCAGCAAAAATTGCACCGGCGGCGTTCGGGGCCAAGAGCGTTCGCGAAGTTGAGGCGGTGGTTCGGCGATTGGTCATCGAGGCGCTAGAGGAACTGAGTGGTGGCGGCCTTGGCGAAAAACCCAACAGTGCAGGATCAGGACGCGGCGGAAAGGTTCAGGAAAAACCTTCAGCGCGCCGGGAACAAAAACCTGAAACCGCCGCAGGTGTTGTCGCTCAATGAGTGGTCTGAACAACACGCGGTCTTGACCGCCGGCTCGGCCGAGCCTGGCCGCTTTCGGCCGTGGCACTACCAGGTCGGCATCGCAAATGCGATCACCGACCCGAACGTCGAGACCGTAACCGTTATGAAAGCGTCTCGCGTCGGCTACTCGGTCGTGATGACGAATGCGATTGCATATTTTTTACAACATGATCCGTCACCTGTGCTTATCGTGCAGCCTCGGGTCGAGGATGCGGAAGACTTTAGCAAGACCGAGATCGCGCCGATGCTGCGCGACATTGACGTGATGGCGGAGATTGCCGGAGACCCAAAATCGAAGTCGTCAGGCCAGACCATCCTGCGTAAGACGATGCTAAACGGCTCCAGCCTGGTCCTGGTGGGGGCCAATAGCCCAGGCGGCTTCCGGCGCATCACGGCGCGGATTGTGTTGCTGGACGAAGTTGACGGCTTCCCCCCCGGAGGCGCCGGATCGGAGGGCGATCAGGTCGCGTTGGCCGTGCAGCGGTCGGTATCTTTCTGGAACCGCAAGATCGTGTTGGGCAGCACGCCGACGATCAAGGGTCTATCTCGGATTGAGAAAAGCTGGGAGCAGTCGGATCAGCGCCGCTACTTCGTGCCGTGCCCGCACTGCGGCGAGATGCAGGTCTTGGAGTGGGGCGGCCGGGACACGCCTCACGGAATCAAATGGAGACGCGACGCCGAGGGCAACCACCTGCCGGAGACCGCTTTTTACGTCTGCAAAGCGAACGGCTGCATCATCGATGAGGCCGACAAGCCTGGCATGATCGCGGCCGGCGAGTGGCGGGCGACCAAGCCGTTCAAGGGGCATGCCGGTTTTCACATATGGGCCGGATATTCGCCGCACATCAAGGCCGCCTGGGGCAAGTTGGTGGCGGAATGGCTGGAGGTCAAAGCAGATCCGCTACAGCGGCAAACGTTCATCAACTTGGCGCTGGGCGAGCCCTATGAGGACCGCGGCGACCTGGCGCTGAGCGAGTCTCTGTTGCTGCGGCGCCGCGAAATCTGGCCCGGCGAGGTCCCGCCCAAGGTCGCGGTGCTGACGGCAGGCGTCGACGTGCAGGACGATCGGGTCGAGATCGAGGTGGTCGGCTGGGGTGCCGACGAAGAAAGCTGGTCCATCGCCCACGAGGTGGTAGAGGGCGACACCCAGGAGCCGCTGGTCTGGGAGGTGGTCGACGCTTTCCTGAAGCGCATGTGGAGGCGTGCGGACGGCCGCGAGTTCGAAGTCATGGCGGCCTGCATCGACTCCGGTGGTCATGCCACCCAGGCCGTCTACAAGTTCGCCAAGGCGCGGCTGGCGCGGCATATCTGGGCCATCAAGGGCGAGTCTGCGCGCGGTGGGGCAAGATCGCCGGTCTGGCCGGTCAAGCGGCCGTCGGCACGCAACAAGGCGGCGTTCCGGCCGATCATCCTCGGCGTGAACGCGGCAAAGGATTCGATCCGCTCGCGACTGCATATAGAGAAGCACGGGCCAGGTTACATGCACTTCCCGGTCGACCGGGACGTCGGCTATTTCGCGCAGCTCACGTCGGAGCGTTCGGTCACGAAGTCCGTGGGTGGCCAGCGGTTCCGGGTCTGGGAATTGCCGCCCAGCCGGACGAATGAAGCGTTGGATTTGCGGGTCTACGCCTTTGCCGCTCTGTGCGGCCTGGTGCACTTCGGGCTGCAATTGAACCGCCGGGCCGAGGCGGTTGTGGCAAGTTACGTCGGGCCGGCTATCCCCGCCGTGCCGGTGGCGGCGATGCCGACGGCTTCGGAGACGGGTACAGCGATCGTCCAGGGGCCAGTCTTCGAGCCGCAGCCTGGACGGAGCGTGCCGCGCGGCGTGCGGATAAAGATCGCCGAGGCGCCGAAGCGACGCGGATTCGCCGGAAGATTGGCGGGGGGCTGATGGAGGATAATATGTCGACTAGACGGAAAATGTTCGCTGTGGCAGCGGGCGCGGCCAAGGTAGCCGTCATGGGTGCGATCCTTTTGGCGTGGTGCTGAATGCCGCCTTTCGGCTCATTCGCCTAAAATCTACCATGTTATGACGGAGCCGGAAAATGCGCTTCAATCCGCGGACTTCGATATTTTCCGGCATGTCAACATGCCAGTTGCAGCAGGCGCTCGCCAACGCCCAACAAGCATACCTTGATTTGTCCTCCGGGGCGAAGGCGGTCACCTTGAGCTATGCACAAGGAGATGGCCAGAAATCTGTCACCTATACCGTCGCTAGTATTCCGAACATTGTCGCGACGATCAAGGAATTACAGGCTCAACTCGGCATAATCCGTCATGCACGGCGCCCAACCATGTTTCGGTATTAGTTATGGTCGCGATCCTCGATCAGTTCGGCAATCCGTTGCCGCCGGCGCGGACGCAGCGCGGTGTGGTCGGTGCGCCCCGTGCGCGGGCGCTCGGCGGCTCGCCGAACATCCCTTACGACGCCGCGGATATCTACGGCGCGGAAATGGCCGAGTGGCGGCCATATCTTTGGAGCCCGGACGGCGAGCTTTCCTTCGGTCAGCGTGACCGCATAGTCGCGCGTGCCAGGGACGTTGAGCGCAACGACGGCTGGGCGCGCGGCGGCATCGCCAAGATCCTCGATACCGCCATCGGCGCGGACTTCCGGCCGATCAGCAAGCCTGACTACCGGGCGCTGGCCTACTTCAGCGGCAACCCAGCGTTCGATGCGGTCTGGGCGGATGAGTTCGGACATGCGGTCGATTCCTGCTGGCGCACCTGGGCCACGGACACGAACCACTACTGCGATGGCATGCAGTGCCTCACGGTGGCGCAGCTTTTCTGGGTCGCGATGCGGCACAAGCTGATCGACGGCGATGCTCTCGGGGTCATGTTATATCGGCCGGAACTGCTCGGCCATGGCCAGGCGCGCTACGCCACAGCGCTGCAACTGGTAGACCCGGACCGGTTGTCCAATCCGCAGCTTCGCTTTGACCAGAACACCGTGCGCGGGGGCGTCGAGGTCGATCAATACGGTGTCCCGCAGGGCTACTGGATCAGGCGCGCGCATCAGGGAGACTGGTTCAGCGCCGCCAAGGCCGTGCACTGGGACTATCTGCCGCGTCGCACCGACTGGGGGCGTCCGATCGTCGTGCACGACTATGACCACGACCGCGCGGCACAGCACCACGGAGGCGCTGGTGTGATGACGCCGGTGCTGCAACGCCTGAAGATGTTGGTGAAATACGACAGCGCGGAGTTGCAGGCGGCGATCATTAACGCGATTTTCGCCGCCTACATGAAGTCACCATACGATCCGCAGATGATTCAGGAGGCCCTGGGCGGTGGCGCCGAGGGCGAGCCTGCACCGCTCGGCCAATACCAGGATATGAGGAACGAATTCTGGCAAGACCGTCAAATCTCGATTGGTGGATCCCGGGTGATCCACACTTTCCCCGGCGAAGAACTCAACATGGTCAACGCGACTCGGCCGTCCAGCAATTTCGAGCCGTTCGAGGTGGCGATCCTGCGCCACGCGGCATCGGGCATGGGGATCACGTACGAGC